GGCGGAGGCGGTGGAGGTTTTCCTAATACAAAGAGTTTAGCCTTTGATGGAGTAGATGAATATGTCAAAACACCTGACATTTACACTTTATTAGATGGCTTAGAAAATTTTGCTTTTAGTTTTTGGATTAAGCCAACTGACACTGGCACAAATAGACAAATTTTATCTATTGGAATGTCAAGTGCAGACACAAGAGCATCACAATTTCAAATATATAAATCAAGCACAGAGAGAATATTTTTTTATATGGCTGGTTTAAGCTATTCAGGTTCAACTAACGATAATGCAATAGTGCAAGACCAATGGACTCACGTTTTAGTTACAAGAGATGATGGAAGAGCAGCTAATTTAAAACTTAAATTTTTTATAAATGGTGTTGAAAACACTTTATTTGACTCTACAAGATTTGCATCACCAAGCAATGCAAACACTGGCTTATATATTGGAGAGCATCAAAACGGTTGGAATGCTCCATTTTTAGGCAACATTGACGAAGTAGCAATTTACAATCAAGATATGGCTGCTTATATAGATGAAATTTATGCCTCAGGAACAGTTGCAGATTTAAATAATTTAGATACTGCACCTGCTCCTAATACTTGGTTTAGAAACGGTGACAACTCAACTTTTAAATCACCACAGATATTAATGCCTATGAATACTAATAAAGATAAGGTTTCAAATTACAGTTTTAAATTTGATGGCGTGGATGATGTAGTATTGTGTCAATCAGATCTAGCGGGAGATTTAAACCAAATAGATGGTGCTATTAGTGTTTCTTGTTGGGTTAAAACTACTCAAGGAGCTGTATATGAGTATATAATAACAAGAGATAGATTTGGTAACCCAAACAGAGACTGGAACTTGATTAAAGATAACTTTTATCCTACAGCATCACCTGGAGGAGCTCCATATTGGAATTTATATAATACCAATAGTGATGCTATAAATCTAAGATTAACAAGTGCAAATGATCCACAGGGTGATCCAATTATACCAATCAATGATGGTCAATGGCATCATGTTGTTGGAGTTTACGATGGTATTGATACTGCTTCTTTATATACAGATGGAGTTTTACAAGGTACTAAAACTACTGCTGGGTTTGGTAATTTTCCATTAAGAACTACAGCAAGAACTTGTATTGGTGGTTATAATAATGGTTCTTTACCTACCGCTCTTGTTGGTAGTTGGGAGGGCGGTATTGATGAAGTAGCTATATGGAATACTGCTTTAAGTGATGCTGATGTTTTAAGTATATATAATTCAGGCACTCCGTTAGTTATAAGTGGTGCTTTATCTTATTGGCAAATGGGAGATAATGCAACTTATAATTCAACATCAAGCGAATGGACTTTACCTGACCAAATAGGAAGTAATAATGCAACAAGTGCAACAAGTGCAAATATGACAATAGAGGACAGAGTAGGAGATGCACCAAATAGCTCAAACAACGCAGTTAGCTTCAATATGGAGGAAGCAGATATATCTAATGACACACCATAAAATTTTAAAAAATGGATATAAGAACTTATAATACGAGAACTTATGCAGTAATTAACCTAACAGACATTAACTTAATAGACTTTTCACAAGTAGGTCAAACAAGTGCTGGAACTGTTAGAAGAAACATAGCTCAAACTCAATTTGTAATTAAATGGGAGAAAGGGCATATACCAACGTTTATTTTAGATGGCAGCGTAGTACCTGTTGGTACTTACGATCACGTTGATATATTAGATTTAATGGCAACGCCTGAATGGACGCCAGCTCAACCTATAGAAGAATAAATATAAATTAAATACAATTAAATGAAAAAAATTAAAGAAGAAGAATTAAAAAGTATTATTGACCAACAAGATAAACTAGAAAAATTAGTAAAAGAAATAGGAATTTTATCTACTCAACAACATGCTTTATGTCATGAAGTAGGTATTATGAATCAAAATATACAGAAAACTAAAGAAGATTTAGAAACTAAATATGGATCTATAAATATTGATTTAGCCACTGGTGAATATACTGAAATAGAAAAAGAAGCAGAATTAAATAAAGTAGAATAATGTCTAATAAAATAAGAAAAATAAGTATAGGTTCTGATTATAAAAATGAAGCTATGCATTACGCTGTAGGTCAACCAGTTTACGGAGGACATACTATTTGTGACATTTTAGAACCTGAGCACGGGGAATATATGATTTACATAAAAAAGCATGATGAGATGTTACCTTGGAAAAAATTTAATTCTAATATGGCTATAGCCGTAGAGTATGATCTAGAATATTAATGAGATCTTTATATAATTTTATTATAAAACCTGTAAACAAACGATATAATAATAGTGTAACAATAGAAAATAAAGAATTAATATTAAACACTAGTGTAGATCAACATTTATACGTTAATAAATCAGCAGAAATAATTGAAACACCTTTAGCATACGATACTCCTATAAAAAAAGGAGATATAGTATATGTTCATCATAACTTGTTTAGAAGGTGGTATGATCAAAAGGGAAGAGAAAGAAATAGTTCTACTTTTTTTAAAGATAATTTGTTTTTTTGTAATCCTGAACAAATATACATGTATAATAATACACCTCATTTAGACTATTGTTTTGTTAAACCAATATTAGATTTAGATAGTTTAGATAAGAAAAAAGAAAAAGAATTACAAGGTGTGTTAAAATATGGAAATACAAAAGAAGTACCTGTTGATAGTTTAATAACTTTTACTCCTAATTCAGAATTTGAATTTTTAATAAATGGAGAAAGATTGTATTGTATGAAATTAAATGATATTGCTATAAAACATGAACGTAAAGGAGACGAAAAAGAATATAATCCAAGCTGGACAATTAGCGGTGAAAGAACTGATAAAAGTGGCGAAGGAACCGATTGTGGACACGGGAGAAGATGTGACTGCGGACCGACTAAAGAACGCAGCTGCTACCAAGAAGTTAGCGATTTTTGACGCTTTTGAAATCTTAAATAGAATAGAAGAAGAAGAAAATTTACTAGAAGGTAAACCAAAAGAAGAAAAGAAAGAAGAAAGGGTTTTTAAGTTTGCAGAAGGGAGAAGTAAATGAGTTACGAGCAAACACTTTGGAAAGAAATATCAGATGTTGTAAATCCTAAAATATTAGCTAAACAAAATAGATTAAAAAAGTGGGATTATGGGTATAACAAAGATTATGATTTTATTGTAATAAGCAAAACTGGACAAATTGGACAAATCATTGAAATACAAAATCTCCGCATTGCTTTACCAGCAATTGACAAACCGTACAAAAGAAGTGATAAAAAAACAGAACAATACTGGGAACAATTTGAATATCCAAAAGAATTAAAAAGAATTAAAAGTAGATTTGATTGGGAAAAATACCCTATTGATTTTAGAGAAGAATGGTGGGATTATATAGATGAAGAATTTAAAAGAAGAGACGAAGGGTATTGGTTTTATAATAATGGTAAACCTATTTATATTACTGGTACTCACTACATGTACTTGCAATGGTCAAAAATTGACGTTGGAGCACCAGACTATAGAGAATCAAATAGATTATTCTTTATTTTCTGGGAAGCTTGTAAAGCTGATACCAGATGTTATGGAATGTGCTACCTTAAAAATAGACGATCTGGATTTTCCTTTATGTGTTCAGCTGAACTTGTTAATCAAGCAACCATATCATCCGACAGTAGATATGGGATTTTATCTAAGACTGGTGCAGATGCTAAAAAAATGTTCACAGATAAAGTTGTACCAATCTCGGTTAACTATCCGTTTTTCTTCAAACCAATCCAAGATGGTATGGATCGCCCTAAAACCGAATTGGCATATAGGGTTCCGGCATCTAAACTCACACGTAGAAAGTTGGAAGTTAATGAAGAGATTAGAGAACTAGACGGTTTAGATACTACTATTGATTGGAAAAATACTGGAGACAATAGTTACGATGGTGAAAAACTTAAGTTACTTGGTCATGATGAAAGTGGTAAATGGGAGAGACCTGATAATATTAAAAATAATTGGAAGGTAACAAAAACTTGTTTGAGATTAGGACGCAAAGTAGTAGGTAAGTGTATGATGGGTTCTACTTCTAACGCTTTGGATAAAGGAGGACAAAATTTTAAAGATATATATTACGGATCTGACGTTTTAAAAAGAAACCGTAATGGTCAAACTAAAGAAGGATTATATTCTTTATTTATTCCAATGGAATGGAATTATGAAGGTTTTATTGATCTGTATGGACAGCCTGTTTTTAACACGCCATCTAAACCAATTAAAGGTATTGATGGAAATTTAATAGATATTGGAGTTGTAGAACATTGGGAGAATGAAGTAGAAGGATTAAAAGAAGATCCTGATAGTTTGAATGAATATTACAGACAATTCCCAAGAAGTGAACAACACGCTTTTAGAGATGAAGCTAAAGATAGTTTATTTAATCTCCAAAAAATATACGAGCAAATTGATCACAATGATACTATAGAAAATCAAAAAAATATTACTCAAGGTAATTTTGCTTGGGAAAACGAATGGAGAGATTCTAAAGTTATATTTGTGCCTAGCAGCACTGGTAGATTTTTTGTTTCATGGATTCCTCCTAAAAGTATTCAAAACAATATAATAATAAAAAATGGTATTAAATATCCTGGTAACGAACACGTGGGAGCCTTTGGTTGTGATAGTTACGATATTAGTGGTACTGTCGATGGCAGAGGTTCTAAAGGATCGCTTCATGGATTAACTAAGTTTAGTATGGAAGATGCTCCTCCTAACCACTTTTTTTTAGAATATATAGATAGACCTCAAACCGCCGAGTTGTTTTTTGAAGATGTTTTAATGGCTTTACATTTTTATGGAATGCCTATATTAGCAGAAAACAACAAACCAAGATTACTTTACCATTTAAAAAGAAGAGGATATAGAGGGTTTAGTATGAATAGACCTGATAAAATTTGGAACAAATTATCTGTTGCGGAAAGAGAAGTTGGTGGTATACCTAACTCTAGTGAAGATATTAAACAAGCTCACGCAGCAGCAATTGAATCATATATAAATGAATACGTAGGATTGAAACAAAGTGAATATGGTGATATGTATTTTCAAAGAACACTAGAAGATTGGGCTATTTTTAATATAAACAATAGAACAAAACATGATGCTTCTATTAGTTCAGGATTAGCAATCATGGCTTGCAATAAAAATAGATATAGACCTGTTCCACCGAAAACATATAAACCTGTAAGTTTAGGAATTAAAACGTATGACAATAGTGGAATAATTTCAAAAATTAATAAATAAATGCAGATTTACACAAACAGTAATAGTATCTTTCCGGATCAGGTAGTACCTGTTGCAGAAAAAAATACATATGAGTATGGATTAGCAGTAGGTAGAGCTGTAGAATCAGAGTGGTTTAGAAATTGGAGAGGAACTGGTTATAGGTTTTTAACTAATTACACTTATTTTCATAATTTACGTTTATACGCTCGAGCAGAACAACCAGTTCAAAAATACAAAGATGAATTAGCTATAAATGGAGATTTATCTTATTTAAATCTTGATTGGAAACCGGTTCCTGTTATTCCTAAATTTGTAGATATTGTTGTAAATGGAATGTCTCAAAGAAGTTACGATATTAAAACGTTTGCTCAAGATCCATATTCAAGACAACGCAGAACAAAATATGCTCAAAAGATAGTAGAAGATATAGCTTTAAAAGAGTTTTATGAAGCAGTAAAAGAATATTTTCCCAGCACTGATTTAAGAAATTTTAGTCCTGATAAAAACACTCCAGAAAACCTAGATGAACTTCCTATGCACATGCAATTGGATTATAAACAATCAATTGAAATTGCAGAAGAAGAAGTTATTGATCAAGTTTTAGATAAAAACAAATATCATTTAGTTAGAAAAAGATTAAATTACGATTTAACCGTGTTAGGAATTGCTGCTGTAAAAACCGAATGGAATAAAGCTGAAGGAATTACATTAGACTATGTAGATCCAGCTTATATGGTTTGGTCTTATACAGAAGATCCAAACTTTCAGGATTTGTACTATGTTGGAGAAGTTAAAAACTTAACTATACCGCAATTAAAAAAGAAATTTCCATATCTAGGACCACAAGAAATTGAACAAATAGAAAAATATAAAGGTAATTCTGAATATGTGAGAGGATGGAATGGTAGATGGGATGAAAACACTGTACAAGTGTTATTTTTTGAATGGAAAACTTTTGTTGATCAAGTTTTTAAAATAAAGAAAACAGAACAAGGTTTATTAAAATCATTAGAAAAAGAAGATACGTTTTTACCACCAGAAGATCCTAACTTTGAAAGAGCGTCTAGAACCATTGAAGTATTGTATTCAGGTGCAAAGATATTAGGATTTGAAAATATGTTATCTTGGGGAATGTCGGAAAATATGACTAGACCTGACGCCGATACTACAAAAGTAAATATGAGTTATCAAATATGTGCTCCTAGAATGTATAGAGGACGTATAGAATCACTTGTGTCACGTATAACTGGTTTTGCTGATATGATACAATTAACTCATCTTAAAATGCAACAGGTTATATCTAGAACGGTTCCTGATGGTATATTTTTAGACATGGATGGATTAGCAGAAGTAGATTTAGGTAATGGCACTAACTATAATCCTGCGGAAGCTTTAAATATGTATTTTCAAACTGGTAGTATTGTAGGTAGATCATTGACTCAAGATGGGGAATTAAATAGAGGAAAAGTACCTATTCAAGAATTGCAAAGTTCTAGTGGTGGAGCCAAAATACAATCGCTTATCCAAACGTATCAATATTATTTACAAATGATAAGAGATACGACCGGATTAAATGAAGCTAGAGATGGTAGTGTTCCAGATTCTAATTCGCTAGTAGGATTGCAAAAACTTGCAGCTGCAAACTCAAACACAGCTACTCGTCATATATTACAAGCTAGTTTATATTTAACTTTAAAAACTTGTGAAAACATTTCTAACAAAATAGCTCAATCATTAAAGTTTCCATTAACAAGAAAAGCTTTAGAAAACAGTATAACACATTTTAACGTTGGAACTTTAGATGAATTAAGTAGATTAAATATCCATGATTTCGGTATATTTATAGAATTAGAACCTGATGAAGTAGAAAAAGAACAACTAGAGCAAAATATTCAGATTGCTTTAAAAACAGGTGGTATAGATTTAGAAGATGCTATAGATATTAGAGAAGTTAAAAATCTTAAACTAGCAAATGAATTGTTAAAAAAGAGAAGGAAAGAAAAGCAAAAGCGAGAAGAAGAATTACAACAACAAAATATACAAATGCAAGCTCAAGCTAATCAAGAAACTGCTGAAAAAGCTGCTATGTATGAAGCTCAAAAACAGCAAGCGTTACTTGAAAGTCAAGTTTCTTTTGAATCAGCTAAATCTCAATTTGAAATCCAAAGAATGGAAAGAGAAGGACAAATTAAACAACAGTTGATGGAGCAAGAGTTTAAATACAATATGCAATTAGCACAAGCAAAAGTATCAAGTGAAGAGCAAAAAATTCAAGAAATAGAAGATAGAAAAGATAATAGAACAAAGTTGCAAGCAACACAACAAAGCGAAATGATTCAACAACGTCAAGAAGATGGATTACCAATTAATTTTGAGTCTTCTGGAAACGATGTCTTAAATGGAGATATTGCAAATTTAGGAGGAATCATGTAGTTTATTAATTTTATAATATTATATTATGTCAAAAGAAGTAAAAAATAAAACAGAAGAAGTTCCTCAAGAAGGAGAATTTAAAATGAAAAGAAAACCAGGTAGACCTAAAAAGTTAACCCAAAAAAAGGATGAAGTTACTAAAGTTGAATTAAAAAAAGAAGAAAATGCCGTTCAAGAGTCAAGCACAGAGAAAATGGATGTGGATGGAAAATCCACAGATGGCGGAAAGATGGGAGAAACACACGTTGAATCCTCAAAACCTTCCACAGAAAGTCAAGAAGTCGAAAAAGAAGAAGAAGTAAATGATTCTCCTGTTATAGAAGAAATAACCCCTTCGGAAACAAAAGAAGTAAAACCTAAAGAAGAAGTAAAACCTTCTCCTACGTCTGAACCGGTTATAGCAGAAACAAAACTTCCAGAAAATATTGAGAAACTAGTTGATTTTATGAAAGATACTGGTGGAACTGTAGAAGATTATGTTAAGTTAAGTAAAGATTATAGCAAACTTAACAACGAACAAAAATTAAGAGAATATTATAGAACTACTAAACCCTACTTAAGCGATTCAGAAATAACATTTCACATGGAAGAACAATTCGCTTGGGATGAGGAAGAAGATAGTGATAAAGAAATAACACACAAGAAAATTGTGTTAAAAGAAGAACTTGCAAAAGCCGATAATTTTTTAAATGGTTTGAAAAATAAGTATTACGATGAAATCAAGTTGAAATCTAACGTAACACCTGATCAACAAAAAGCAATCGACTTTTACAACATACACAGTCAAGAACAAAGTAAAAGAGCAACTCGTCATGAAAATTTTAAAAATGGCACTCAAGAGTTTTTCAACAATTTCGAAGGTTTCGAATTTAAGGTAGGTGAAAAAGCTTTTAAGTACAACATAAATAACACTCAAGACACCGCTAACAAACAATCTGATTTACTAGATTTTATAGGAAAGTTCCAAAACAAAGAAGGTGAAGTAACAGATTTACAAGGTTATCACAAAGCTCTTTATGCTGCTAGAAATGCAGATAATTTAGCTCGTCACTTTTACGAACAAGGTAAAGCTGATGCTGTTAAAAATATAACTGCAAAATCTAACAATGTTAGTACCGATATCAATCAACAAGCTCCTGGTGACATGTTTATCAATGGGTATAAAGTTAGAGCGATAAGCGGTGATGACAGTTCTAGATTGAAAATAAAAGGAAAAAAATAAAAAATAAGTAAAAATGGGATTTGTTAATAACAATACCGGAGTCGGAACTGGAGCTTTTCCAGCGTCTATTACTCCAATGCCTCAAAAGATGACTATGCCAGAAAATTATATTAATTTTCAAGGTGGTGGTTTTCAACAATGGGCACAACAGTACCTACCTGAATTGTATGAACAAGAGGTAGAGAGATATGGAAACAGAACTTTATCTGGTTTCTTAAGAATGGTTGGCGCTGAAATGCCAATGACATCTGATCAAGTTATTTGGTCTGAACAAAATAGATTACACATCGCGTATGATGGTTGCGAAATTACTGATGCTGCAAATGGTGAAATTACTTTACCAGGTGGTGCTAATAACTCAGTAAGAATTAACCAAACAGTAGTAGTTTCTAATGGAATAGTTACAGTAAAATGTATTGTATCTCAAGTTACTGCTACGACTGTTACTGCTTTACCTTATACTGCCGCTAGTTTAGCTGCTGTTACAGGTTTAGGAACAACTGATATTAAGATGTTTGTTTATGGTTCTGAATTCTCTAAAGGTTCGTCTGGAATGAGACAATCAATTGAACCAGTACCTCAAACGTTTTCTAACAAGCCTATTATAATCAAAGACTTTTTTGAAGTTTCTGGTTCTGATACAGCTCAAATTGGCTGGATTGAAATCGCTGCTGAAGATGGATCTGCTGGATATTTCTGGTATTTAAAATCTGAAGCTGAAACTAGGTTGAGATTCGAAGATTACATGGAAATGGCGTTGGTTGAAGGTGAATTAGCTGCTGGCGGTTCTGCTGCTGCAGGTTTTAATACTACACCAAATCCTCCTTATTCAGGTGGTGGCGTAGTATATGATGCCAATGCTCAACCAGAAGGTACACAAGGTATGTTCGCTGCTATTGAAGCAAGAGGAAATATCTGGAATGATTTTGCTGGTGCTGCTGCTCCTGGAGCTGGTGCTTTAGGTGATTTCGATCAAATTCTTAAGCATTTAGATAAGCAAGGAGCTATTGAAGAGAACATGTTATTCTTAAACAGAGCTACAGCTCTTGATTTTGATGATATGATCGCTGCTCAAGCTGGTGGAGGTTATGCTTCTACTCAAGCTGCTTCTTATGGTTTATTTGACAATGAAGCTGAAATGGCATTGAACTTTGGATTTGCTGGTTTTAGAAGAGGTTCTTATGACTTCTATAAAACTGACTGGAAATACTTAAATGACGCTACTACTCGAGGTCTTATTAGAGACATCGATGGTGTTATGGTTCCTGCAGGTACAACAACAGTGTATGATCAAGTATTAGGCACTAATATTAGAAGACCTTTCTTACACGTAAGATATAGAGCTTCTCAAACCGATGATAGAAGATACAAATCTTGGATCACTGGTTCAGTAGGTGGGGCATATACATCTGATTTAGATGCAATGCAAGTTAACTTCCTAACTGAAAGATGTTTAGTTACTCAAGCTGCTAATAACTTTGTATTGTTTAAATCGACTGTATAATTTATAATTATTAACTTTTTAAACTACAAAATTATGGCAAGTTTGATAGAATTAAAATATGGAACTGGCACACTTAGCTTAAATGTTGATGGAGTTTTTAGAGTAGAAAGAAGTGGCAATAATGCTATTTGTTACTACAATACTCCAGCAGAACCAGGATCGGTGTGGGCAGTGACCATTGATATGAGCGAAGATGTAACGGCAGATGATGCTGCTGCATTAGAGCTTGTAATGAAAAGAGCACAACAGGCTCCAGGGTCTAAAACTCTTTTTGAATTACCGTCTAACAAAGACGCGACAGTTGACTCAATGGCAGTTAGCGATGAAGTTTATCCTTAAAAACTAGAAATTATGGCAAATCAATTTATAGTAAATATATCCTCCGCGGATGGATTACCATTAGCTGAAGCTGCTCTACCTGGATGGGATGATTCCGCTGCAACTTGGGTGGCTGATGGTACTTCTTTACTTGATGTAACGACAGTTACAGGATCAGGAGCAGGAGCAAAAGCATCAGTAGTTGTTTCAGGTGGACCTTTAACACCTGCATATTTAGTAACAATTACTGAAGGTGGTGATGGTTATAAAGTTGGAGATGAAATATCTATCCTTGGTGATGGTGTTGAATTTTCTGATGAATTAACTTTAACAATCGTTGGTGGTGCTCTTGTTACTCCCGATACTGAAGATCAAGCTTTAGTACCAGTTGACTACGCATTATTTGTGCAGTTAGCTGCTTCTGATGCTAGTGCGGTAGATATGTACCAAATACAACCAGAACATAACAGATATTGGAGACTTTCACTTAACGGTGGAACAACCGATAATGCAGATGCTATTCTTTTAGCTGTTAATACAGCAATGAGACAAGCAATGCAAGCTCCTCATCGTAACCCAGTATTGGCGTTACCTGAAGGTGTTACGTGTTATGACGTAGCGTTGTCTTAAAATAATAAGATCCCGTTTCGGCGGGATCTTTTTTAATTATTATATTATATTAAATTATGGAAGATACAAAATTAGAGTATAAAGATAGACATTATTATCTTACGAACAACGTAGAACCACTAACATTTAAACTTGGTTCTAGACACACAAGTAGACATCCTTTAATGTGGTTTGATGAAGTTAAAGGTCACCAAAGAGAATTAAGATATGCAACAAATCAAAAAAGTTGTTTTGTTGACGAACAATCTGGACCAGTAACATTAGAACATATTATTTTTGAAAACGGCACATTGTTTGTTCCTAAACAAAAAAGAAATTTACAAGAGTTGCTTTCTCTTTACCACCCACAAAAAGGAAGTTTGTATGATGAATATGATGCTGTAGTAGAAGCTAAAGACGAATTGGCATTTATCGAATTAGAAATTGAGGCATTAAATATAGCTAAAAATTTAGATGTAGATATGGCTGAGGCTATACTAAGAGTAGAACAAGGTTCAAAGGTAACAAGTTTATCATCAAAAGAAATAAAAAGAGATTTATTGATTTTTGCTAAGAAAAATCCGGCATTGTTTATTAATTTATGTAACGATGATAACGTAGTATTAAGAAACTTTGCTATAAAAGCAACCGAAGCTAACATCATTAAACTATCTCAAGATCAAAGAACTTTTGCTTGGGGAAGTAATGGAAAGAAATTAATGAGCATTCCATTTGATGAAAATCCTTATTCAGCTATGGCTTCTTGGTTAAAAACTGATGAAGGTGTAGAAGTTTACAAATCAATAGAGAAAAAACTCAAATAACAAGTGATTATAATTAAGGCGGCCATTTTCGCCGCCTTTTTTTTTAAAACATAATAAATGGCTGTAAACGTAAACACTGTATATCAAACCGTTTTGTTTATATTAAACAAAGAACAAAGAGGTTATATGACGCCAGCAGAATTTAATAGTGTAGCGCGACAAGTACAATTAGAAATATTTGAAAAATATTTTGAAGATTTAAATCAATACTTGAGAGCTCCTAGATTAAGTACTGAATTGGCAGATAGAGTTAAAGTTTTAGAAGAGAGAATTTCTGAATTTGAAACTACTAATCCTTTACAAGCTGGTTATATATTACCAGATGATCTTCATAGGTTTGGAACTATGCAATACGAACCTAATGGAGGAAGAGTTATTGAATGTGAAGAATCAACTCAACATCAATACTATAAAGCTGTAAGATCTCCATTAACTCAGCCTTCCGCTGAATTACCAATGTTTACTCGACGAGGTAATGTTTTACAAGTATATCCTACGCTTCCTGAAGCAGAATTACAATGTTACTACGTACGAAAGCCATTAGATCCTGTATGGGCTTTTACTATTGGGCCTCAAGGTCAGTATGTATGGGAAGATCCTTCAAGTCCTTCTGGCGGCACTATTTATCCTAACGTTCCTACTTCAGTTAATTTTGAAATTTCTGATCAAGATCAAACTGAATTAGTAATTCAAATATTAATGTATGCGGGTATTATAATTCGTGATCCTAGTATAGTCCAAGCAGCTTCTCAAGCTATGCAAATGGAAGAAGCTAATGAGAAAAAATAATAAAATATGGCAACTTATCCTAATGGTGGTTTATTAACCGAAACAAACGCTCAATACTACGCTGGACAACAAGCTTTTCCTGCTTTAGCGGGTAATCCAGTAGTTCTTAGTGGATGGAATTTAGAAACACCAGCTGTAAGTGGATATGATGCATTAGGTAATGTATCTGGAAACCCTTACATAAACTTTGACGTATATTACGCTCCAATTCTTACTCCTACTACTTATACTAAAATTGCTGAAAATTTAATATGGATATCTAATCCTCAAAACAGTGAAATAACTATTAACGGTAATTATGATGGTAACTTTTACGTTCAATTAAGAGAATGGGCAAGAGAAGACAATTATGGAGGTTATGAATATATTAAGCTAGGTGATGCTATAGATAACTTCTTATTTGGTTATGTAGGAGAACAAAAACTTATAGAAAGAGCTAAAAGAAGTGATATTGTATTTCATGCTAAAAGAGGATTACAAGAGTTTAGTTATGATACACTTAGAAGTATAAAATCTCAAGAATTAACTATTCCTCCTAGCTTATCTGTACCTATACCTCAAGACTACGTAAATTATGTTAAAGTTAGTTGGATAGATGAAGCAGGTGTTAAACGAATTATATATCCAGCAGAACCTAATCTAACTTCAGATCCCACAGAATTACCAATTCAAGACAGTGATGGAATACCAACTCAAGATGGTTATCCTGGGTATGAAAGTAATTTACTTGCACAACAGTCTTTTACAGAAGAAAGGTGGAAGAAATTTAACCAAAACAATTTAATTGGAGAGTGGAATATAAATGACTTAGGAGTATATGATTGGCAATATTGGAAGTTCTTCTATGGAGAAAGATATGGATTATCTCCAGAAATAACTCAACAAAATGGATGGTATACTATAAATAGACGTAAAGGTACGTTTTCCTTTTCTAGCAATCTACAAGGTCAATTAATCATCTTAGAATACATTTCAGATGGCTTAGCTTATACTGAAGACATGAAAGTGCCAAAGTTCGCAGAGGAGGCTTTATATATGCATATAGCGCATGCTATCTTATCTATTAAGATGGGTGTTCCTGAATATGTAGTACGAAGATATAGAAACGCTAGATCAGCAGCATTGCGAAATGCTAAAATTAGATTGTCTAATATAAAATCAGAAGAATTTACTCAATTAATGCGAGGAAAATCTAAATGGATTAAACATTAATAAAGATGCCAGAAGCAAGAAATAATTTCTTAAAATCTAAAATGAACAAGGATTTAGAGCAAAGACTTGTTCCAGTAGGTGAATATAGAGACGCTTTAAACGTTATGATCAGTAGATCTGAAGGTGATGATGTAGGAGCTTTAGAGAATGTACTTGGTAATGCATTGTTAGCTAATTTCAAGGTAGAAGGTGGAGTTGATTGTTGTGGAGAAGAAGTTATAGGGTATTTTATGGACATGATAAATGACAGAATATTTGTCTTTACTACAAACTTTTCTGACACTTCCACTGACCAGCTTAGTGACTTTGCTCCTACTAGCGCGCTATGTGGTATATTCGTATATGATCTTACTAACAACACAATTACTAATATAGTTAGTGGTTACTACTTAAATTTTTCTAAAACTCATGAGATTACTGGAGTTAATGTTATTGAACAGTATTTATATTGGACTGATAATAGAAATCAACCTAGAAAAATAAATATCACTAGAGCTTTAGCTGATACTTCATACTATACCAATGAAGATCAAATTAGTGTATCTAAATATTATCCTCATACTTCCCCTTTACTTATAAACAAAGAAGTTAATTCTTACATTGTCACCAATCCTGGTAGTAACTTTAGCGTTGGTAATATTTGTACTTTAGCTCCTGTGATAGGAACAGAAGGTCCTGGAGTTGGTTTTCAATTAGAAGTTGAAAGTGTTGATCCAATTACTGGTGAAATATTAACTGTTAAAATTTTAAATACTGGTATTGGTTATAATAGTGGATCTTATTATATAGTAAATCCCAATAACCCTGCAGTTATAACTTGGGGTACAATTAGTTTAAGTACTGATTGGTTAAGCACAATGTATGACAAAGTAAATGCAGAATTAGCTGATGGAGTTGCTCCTAATCCTTTATATGATCCAAGTTGGGATGGAGATAAAAATTGGATGAAAGACAAGTTTATTAGTTTTGCTTATAGATTTAAGTTTGATGATGGAGAATATTCTCTTATTTCTCCATTTACTCAAGAATGTTTTGTTCCCCAACAAGATGGTTATTTTATAAAAAATTGGGATGGAACAAAGTTTGTAAAAAACGATGATGACAATGCTTACACATCTACAGAAGTAGAAATAATGCAAAACAAAATTAATGAAGTAGACTTAATTTTAAACTCTCCGTATAGTTCATGGAAAGAGAGTTTTGATAAAATGAACATTGTTGAAATTGATATTATTTACAAACAGTCTAATGAACAAAATTTAAGAGTAGCTCAAACTATAGATGTAAATAATGAACAAAATAATGATATATATGAGCTACCTATTTTAAGATATAAATATAAAAGTGAAGCTCCTTATAAAACACTTCCTGATAAAGAGTTATTAAGAGTTTATGATAAAGTACCAGTAAGAGCTAAAACTCAAGAGTGGGCTGAAAATAGAGTTATTTATGGTAATTTCTTTGATAAACCAACACCACCTGATACATTAAACTACGTAGTTGGTGTAAATGAAAAAAGTGGAGACGATATTGATAGTTTACAAATAGAATACCAAAATCACACTTTAAAACAAAATAGAAGCTATCAAGCTGGATTAGTATTATCCGATAGATATGGTCGTCAATCTTCTGTTATATTAGCTAATGATGATGCTTCGACTTACTTCCATCCGTTTAAAGATGGTGGAATGGCATCTTTAGGGTGTAAGTGTATTGGTTGTCCACCTACGGATTATGGTTCTCAAACTTCTTTTTCATGGTATGATGACAATGCTACTTCTAATAATTTACTTGGCCCATATTCACCTACGAGTCCAACTGACACATGGCCGGGAGATTGCTTAAATGTAACATTTATAGATCCTATAAATTCTAGTTTTAACAGTAACACAGGTACGCCTGGTTTATATCAAGGATATGGTGTTATTGATCCTGATTCTATCGAATGGATAAGTTATGGTACTGGTTATTTTTCTGCTTCTTACACTGAAGCTAATTTTATAAATCAAGGTTCTGGATCTGGATTAAATTTAAATATTGATGTTGCAGGTGGAGGACCAGGTCCTATTGACAGCATTGAGTTTACTAATTTAGGAGAAGATTATAAACAAGGAGATATTATTAATATTCCTGGAGGAGACAATAATGCTTCTTTTAAAATATTAAACTTACAACAACCTAATCCTACAGGTTGGTACTCTTGGAAAGTCGTAGTTAAACAACCTGAAACAGATTATTACAATGTTTATACAGCTGGCATATTAAATGGTTTTATTGATGGAGAAGGACCTAACCCAGGAAGAGCTACTAGCAGCATATTTCTTGAAGGCGCAACACCATCATTACCTATTGCGCATTTTGCAGTTTTTGGAGACAACATTAATAAAATACCTAGAGATTTAAGTTTAGTTGGCCCAACACAAAATGTATTTAGAAGTGGAAGACCATCTATTAAAGATGATCCTAGTTATTATGATTTTGTAGATACGTCAGGAGAACCTTTCACTGTAGATCCATATGATCGAGAAGCTGAAACACTGTTGAAACAAAGAGATAGAGAGTTAGCTTTAGATTCTGGAAGTCAAATAAACAACGCTTTAGTTAACTTATCTCCAAGAGTAATAAATTCTCTTAGTAGTTCTTTAGTTAGCTCGGCTTTTATACCTACACAAATAAAACAATGGTATCCAGGCGAAGCTTTTTCCACTGTTACTACTTTGGGAACTGGAGTAGAGTTAGGATTGTGGGACCCTGCTGCTTTACCTCCTTACAACACAGCACCAGTTTTTTATGGATATGAAAATAATCCACTTGTAGCAAAGTTAAATATTGGTTTATCTGTTGATGCTAAAAACTCTATTGATGATTGTGGAAATGTAGAAATTTACGCTTTTGGTAGAAGGGGTCCTTCACCTGAAGCTGGTTTAGTTACATATAATGTACAACCATCAGGAGTAGTCCCAACTTTTGAGGGAGACGATTATGTTCCTAAATCTAGAAATGTTCAAGGAAAAGTTGTACCAGGTTCTAGTACTCAAAACAATGTAGGAGAATCAGGTCAAGGATTGTTATTTAACATTGATGCGGTAAATGACTCTATCGATGGTTTTACCACTGATTCAACTAAATATGGAGAGTTAATAAATAATGGTATTCATGTAGCTAATAATGAAGGTCAAAATGGAGTAAAAGGATTCTTATCTCCAACTAATACTTACCCTTATGAGGTAGAATACGAAATAACAGGCGCGGGAGATTCAACCGGTAGAGTTAAATTAGATATTGACAAAACTGAATGGCCTGGAATAATGGAACCTAATTTGGCTATTTTAGAAACCCAAGCATTAGAATCTAAATTAGATATCTACTGGGAAACTACTACTACTGGATTAATAAGTGAATTAAATAGTAGAATACTAGAAGAAGATGAATTTTCTGTAAGAAGTTTGAAAACAGGATCTGGAGGTGTATTACAATATCGACAAAGAGAGAATCATTCTATTGGAACAAACGTATTTAATGGCGAAATAGTGGCATATAATAGCGCTGGAACTGCAGTAGATGATAGTAGCATGTTAGGTCCTGTAACTATGTCTTTAGATGGTGTTATTTGTCAAGGAGTAGATATTAGTCATAGATTCAATTTAATACCTGGAACTTCTGGAGGTCGTTATATATTACAAACTAATGATTATTTTACTTATTGTAACCCAGCAAATAGTAATACATTTGAATTTGTTATTACTGTAAAATCTCCTACTCCCACGTATCCAGTTGATGGAACTTTTCAGTTTGAAACTTTCGAACTTACTCACACGTTATTAAATAATACTCCTGACGTAATGTCGTGTCCAGCTCCTGCTGTATTATCTAAAGGGTCTATAGTTTCTTGGCCTACTCCAGTTTATAATAGCTCAGTCGTAAATGGAGGAAACCTTGCAAGTGGATCAGATGTTTATTGTGGATTAATATGGACAACTTTTGGGAATAGTATAGTTAAAGTTGTAAACAGTTCTGGAACAACTATAAATCCAGGACCAAATACTTATAGTTGGACAACGTCTTCTTTGCCATTTTTAATACAAATATTTTTTGAAGAAGCAATACCACTAGATACATATGAAGTCACTATAGGAGCAAGAGATTCTGGAGGTTTAACCGACTCGTGTACATTTGAAATTCAAGTAATAAGTTAAAATAGTAAGTGATTATATATTATGGCAGTAAATATACAAGTAAAATATTTCAATAGTTTTTGGTTGAAAAAAGTTTGCCCAGCAGTAGCATTTAATGGAGATCCTGAACCAGACGCGTGGAAAGGTGATTTAACTTTTGATGAATACTATTTAGGTATTGGTCAATGGCCTGGTTTACCATGGACACCTACATATATTACAGCTTCTACTTATCCTGATCCTGCAATTGCGGGTCAACCTCTAAGCTATCCTCCATTTGCTTGGTATAATGGTTATGCTTCAGCTGGTAGAACCCCTGGGGTCATGCAAGGACTAGGAGGTTTTGTTGAATTAGATCAAAATTTTAGTGTCGGTGGAGCTAACTGGTATATAGAAGAAAGCGTAATAAAAGGTGGGTTTAACAATACAAGATTATCTTTAGGTGTAAGAGCTTATACTGTAGATGAAAACCCTAAAGGTCAAGATAGAAACTTTAGTGTAATACATTCAGGTATATTAAACACTAGAACAGGTTACAATGAAACTAATGTATTCTCTGTTGCCACAAATATAGAAAAAGATTTAGAGCAAAGAAATGGAAGTATTGAACAATTATATGTAGAAAACACTTTATTGTTAGTTTTTCAAGAAGCAAAAGTTAGTAAGATATTAATAAACAAAAATGCTTTATATTCTGGAGATCAAGGATCGCAAGATACAACAAATATTAGTTTCTTTGGTCAATTGAATCCATACGCTGGAGAGTATGGTATAAGTAAAAACGGGCAATCGTTTGCACAGTTTGGTTATAGAAAATATTTTACAGATAGAGACAGGGGAGTAGTATGTCGTTTATCTATGGATGGTATTACAGAAATATCCGCCTATGGAATGGTTGATTGGTTTAGAGATAATTTAAACGCTGTTGGATCTAATTTTTCTTTAAAAGCAAGTTCGTCTTATACTATAAATAGTATTAATACTGATACAAATTTAACGTTTACTATAGATAGTGAAGATTTTCCATGTGGTGTTCCAAATGGAAGTATTGTTACTTTTATTCTTGATGATGGACAAATAATTACTACAAACAATTTTGTAAGTAATGTAGATGCTACTAACACTATTACATTAAGTACCCCATATTTGTTCACCGGTAATGAAGTAGCGGTATTTTTCAGTATTTATAAAAAACCACGAATTATTGGTGGATGGGATGTACACAATCAAAATTATGTAATATCTTTACAACAACCAGGTCAAACGCTAGAAGAAGAAGGGGAATATTACACATTAAACTTTGATGAAACAGTTCAAGGATGGGTTAGTTTTTACAGTTATAAACCTATATTTGTAGGAAGTTTAAAAAGTAAATACTATAGCTTTTATGAATGTGGCTTATATGAACATTACTTTGAAACTGCTACACCTCCATACAATAAAAATTATGGTAAATTTTATGGTGTTAGTGAACCATATGATTCTAATATAACTTTTATTTTTAATCCTTCACCTACTGTAGTTAAAAATTTCAAAACAATTTCTTATGAAGGTGGTAATGGATGGGAAGCTGATATGATAGTTTCAGATTGGCAAGAATTTGATCCTGATGGAACTTGGAATATACAACCTCCTACTTTTAATAATTCAGTTCATTTTAGAGATATGGCTGAACCTGTATTAAGTTATATAGAAGGATTTTATATAGACGAAAGTGGTATGCCGAACAACGCTGGTTTTGTATTAAAAGAAAATAAATACGTAGCAGATATTGTAAGTGGTAATACAAAACCTAGATATAATGAGGTGTTGTTTGGATCAGCTATAAATTATCCTACTAACCCTGATGGATCTAGTTTAGCGACTTTAATGACAGGTATAAAAGGATATGTAGCTACAGTTAAATTATCTATAGATAAAACTACAGATCCAGGAGGAAGGAAAGAAATATTTAGTACATCGTCACAGTTCGTGTTATCTTCAAATTAAATTAAATGGAATCAAATATAATAGAAAATAGAAAAGAAAAAATTGAACAACTAAAGAACTTTATGATTGAAAACGAAAATGGAGAAACTTTAGTAGGTAATGGAAAAGATATTGTAAGAAAAGCTCCAGGAGTTAATATAATTCATGATTTTGCAGACGGTATTTATTTACGTAGAATGGATTTAAATAAAGACCATTTAGTTGTAGGTGCTATTCATAAGCATTTACATATTTGGTTTTTATTAAAAGGACATGTAAGTATAGCAATGAATAACAAAGTAGAAGATTATATAGCTCCATGTTATGTTACTTCTCAACCAGGAGATCAAAGAGTTATTTTTGCAAACGAAGATTCAATCTTTGTGAACATACATAAAAATCCAAACAATGTTACAGATATAAATATTTTAGAAAAAAACATTGTAGCTTTAAATTATGATGAATTTGAGGAGTATATAAAACAACAAAAGAAATGAGTGTAATAATAACTGTTGGAGCAATTACAGCCGGTGTTGGAGCTTTAGGTAGCGCAACAATGTCTGGGATCAACGCGGCAAAAAATGCTAGAATGTCAAGAATAGAACAAGCTAAAGCTAGAAGATTACAGCAACAAATGGAAGATTTCGAAAAAAGTAGACAACCTGTTATAAATCAAGCTGATAAAATTAGAGCTATGAAAGGACAAGTGTTTAATGAAGCTGCTAATTTAGGTGTTGCTATGCAAGCTACTAACTTAAAAATAGCCGAAACTGATAAAGCTTTAGCAAACACTTTAGATACTATTGCAGCAATGGGACCAGGTGCAGGTAACGCAACGGCGCTAGCTCAAATGGCTGCTGCTAGTAAAGCTGAGGTTAGTGCTGGTATTGAAGCTCAAGAGTTAGACAATCAAAAACTTAGAATTGCAGGAGAAGCTAAACGTAATCAAATAATGAGGGATTTAGAACAAACTGCATTAGCAGAAGAAGTAAGTGCTTATGATAGACAAGAGACTAGAGACATTAGTAAATTGAATAGACTTGCTGGATTAGAAGATAGGGCACTTCAAGCAGGAATTGCTTTTGATCAAATGGCTCAGCAAAACATGGGTCAACTAATGGGCGATATAACTAATATAGGTACATCTATGTTAGACGTTGGAATGCAGGGAGGTGGTGAAGGTGGCCCTGACTTACCTAACTGGATGAGTTAAAAATTAATAATAATTAACTATGGCATATGAAAATCCCGCTGCTTATTTTACAATGGCAGATGCAATGGCATCACGTAATACTAGAAGAGCAGCAACAAGTGGTATAAGTGAAATAGGAGACTTTTTACGGAAAAGAAAGCAGCAAGTATCTGCATTGAAAGCGAAAAGAGAACTTAAACAAGAAAAGCAAACAAGTTCATTTTGGACTGAATACCAAGCCGCTACTAAAGATTTAGAAAATTTAGAAAACTCTTTAAGTGGAGCCTATGGAGATACGAAAAAGGGGAGCGAAAAACAGAAAACTCGAAGATTTGAAATATTAGCTATTCAAAACCAAATACAAAGTCAGTTAGGTAAGATTGCAAAAGAGTTAAGTAATAAACTTTCTAGTAGTGAAGGTCAAGACATGACTGAAATGGAGATACAAAAATTTGTAGGTGAAAGCATTGGACGAGTAGAAAAACTTCATACTAGTATAACGGATTTAATGGCTGCTGCTCAAGAATATTATAATAGTCCAAAAGATGGTAGAAGTGGATCAGTATTAAGTAGTTCTAATCCTCAACTTCAAATGTTGTTTGAAAAAATGGAAGATGATGAAGTAAACTTATTAATTTCAGAAGATGAAAATGGTGATTGGCAAATATTTCCTATGGATACAAAAATTACGGCTGGTGAGATAGATTATACAGACATGACGTATGACACTGATGGTGATGGTATTGTAAGTCCTGAGGAAAAATATGCTGCAATGGAAAAATGGGCAAGAGATCCTAACAATGACATATATACAGAAGATGGTGATGGTAATTTAATATATAACTACGATGTTGATATAGATCCTATAAACGCCACTGACTTTTCACGTAAATATAAAGCAGGTCAAACTGGAGGTGCTGATGGAGGGTTTTTTAAGAAGGTGGGTGATCAAAAAACTTTACAAGAATCATTTGATACAGCATTTAATAAGTTTTTACAAACTCATAGACCATCAATTCAAAAAGTAGTTGCTAGCGATGATGGTACTGAACTTGAGGTAGCAAAAAAGGATGGAGAAACTCCTCAGGGTGAGAGTGCAACACCAAAAAAACAAACTTATCTCAATCAAGAACAATTAAAAGATTTTCTCAGTTATGATGATGCAACAGGCTACAAAAATCCAGCAGCTGCTAGTTTATTTAATGCTTTTTTACAGAGCGAAACTTTAGAAGAAGATTTAGCAGGTTGGTTACAAACTGATTTAGATCTTTCAGAGGATAAATACATGGGAACAGAAAATTTACAAAAAGAGTTGAGGAAAAAACTTCAAGAGTACGCTTTGACTAAGATAAGTCAACCGCTTGCAGAGTCTCAAAAAGCCACTGTTGCTACACAAGCTACGCCAATAAAATAATAGATATATGGATGAATTAGACCTTCTTTGGGAAGACATTATCACGAATGATCCATCATACGTAGAGTCATATGAAAAGCATGTTTGGAAAAAGGATATCTTACAAGATGATCAATTTTTTAGAAATATTTTTGATTTTTCTAAATCTAAAGGTTTTCAAAGTCTTAAAGATTTTAATAAAGTAGAAGATTACTGGAACCGTGTTCATGGACACGAACCAAAAGAATCAAAAGCATTAAGTAAAGTATCTCCTTTAGTTTCTGATACTGAGGATAAATTCAATTATAATCCAAACGCTGTATTTACAGGAAAAACATTTGACCTGCCCAACGTAGTTGGTATATTAACATGGAAAAATAATAAAAATATTATAGACATGATTAATGGCGATATGGCGTGGTCTAATACAGGTATTCCAGGTAATTGGCAAAGAGGCTATAGTGAGATAATGAAAAAGAAATTGATGACTGGTAAATATGGTTTAGATACTAGAACTGGATCATTATTTATTTTACCTGAATCAGAGCAGTTGCGAGCTAGTGAGGAAGAGTGGGATTTATCATTATCTAGAGACGAATATCACGCAAAAGTAAAAAAAATACAAGAAGAGGAAAAGGCTGCGCAAGAAGCAGAAGAAGCTCAAACAAAAGAGCTTGCTATAAATGATTGGGTAAAAACACAGACTTCGAATTGGGTAGTACAAGCTCCTAAAACAAAAGAAGATATTTATGAAACTAAATATGTAAGATCATACGATCAAGAAAAAATAAACATATTAAATCCAAATAATAAAAGTTTTGCAAACGTGATGTCTACTCATCACGCTAGTGGTAATTCTAGATATTATCCATTGTTAACTGTAGATGGATCTGTTTGGGATGAAAATAACATTCATAGTTGGTGGAATGATAACACTATGAGCCCTTATATGCAGTTAACTCCTAAGTTTTTTCCTACAAAACCAGGAACTCGTCATGCCATACCTAATAATGCTTATGTTCAGGGAGATCCAAATGATCTAGGTGATGCTTATAGTGAACTTTTAGAAGATTGGCAAGAAGCAAGATGGGAATTTAATGATATTAGAGCTGGTAAAGATATTCGTACTGACTTGGAATATGGAGGAGAGATTTATAATACTGCTTTACATGATTATACTATTGCATCTCAGAAATTAATGGAATTTTATTTTACTCATCATATAGACGGAGTATCAGCATCAAAGTCATTTCAAACTATACAAGACGGTCAAACACATGCTATCGCAGCACAGACATTAGAAGCAAACGTTACAGCATCAAATCCTAATAAAAGCGCAGAAGAGGTTTACGAAATAATGGTTACTAAAAAAGAAGAGTCTACATTTTATAGTGCAGCTAACCAACTTGGTACTAGTGATAGAGAATGGACTGTTAAAGATGCGGAAGATATGGCTCAAGTTAACGTTCAAAGTAAAGAATTATTAACTGATTACTACGCACAAAGAAATGACATAGCCCAAGAGATTTACGATGCTAATGGAAAGAAAGGGAAAGAAGCTGAGAAACTAGCATTAGCTCAAGCTGAAAAAAGGATGGAAAATAGTGAAGTAGCCTCTAAACTTAAAGATTTAAATACACAATGGTATAATATAATAGGAAGAGAGTTAGAAAATCCTGATAGAGCTGTAATGATAATTGACGTAAGCACTGGACAACTAGTTAGAAAAGATGAAGTAACAAGTAACGAAGGTCAACAATCAGCTAAAGATTATGATCAAATTATTAATGATTTCTCATCAGGTATATTTACTAATGATACTGTAAAAAATCTGTTATTTAAACTTCAACGAGATATTTTAAATGACATGACTTCTTTCAACGCTAAAAATTATACCGAAAAAGAAATAGGTATTCATTTAGGCGGTTCAGGATGGGGTTATGAAGGAGGTTTTTTAGATAAAACTCAAGATGTTTTAGGAATAACAACTCAAGGCAATCTAAAAACTACTCAAGAAGATTTAGATGATATGAATAATATCATTGAAAATTTTAAAAAAACAGGTTTAATAGACTTTAATCACCTCACTCCAGTAAACTGCACTACTCCTTTATGTAAATCTTATAATAGTAAACTTAATACTTTAAGAGCATTGTCAGAGGTTTATTTAATGAACTTTGACCCTGTAAAAAGTTTAGAAAATAAAGCAGCTGAAACAACTCATTCTTTTTGGACGCCTCAAGGGAAAGCCGAAGCAGGAGAGAAAATGTTAGAAGGAATGAAACGTGGACTTCCAGAAGCTTTTGGAGTAGATATGGCAGGAGTATATGATGATGAACTACAGCAAGAATTTGTAACCTCTATGATAAATGACTTTGGAGTAGATAAACAAATAACTATCAAAGATAAAGAAACGGGAGAAGATATACAAGTAAATGCTTTACAAAACGAATTAGATAAAAAATTAGATAACGTTTCTACTTGGTATACTGTTGGAAGGCAAGTACCTACTTTTGCTGTTATGATTGCTGAAACAGCTGCTATTGAATTCTTAACCGCAGGTATGGGTAGTGGAGTAGCTTTAGCTAACATTGGACGACGCGCCACTCAATTGTATAGAACGGCAGGATTAGGAAGGAAGACTTCGGTAGTAGCTGGCGGATGGACAAAAATGATGCTACACGAAGCAATGATATTAGAGGGATCTAATCAAATTGGATCACATGCATGGGGAAGAGAAAGAATGCCTGTGTGGTCTTTTGCTTTAGGTTCTTCTTTAGCAAGATTAGGTGTGACTGGATTAGGAAGGCGTTATAACCAATTTAAAACTAACATGTTAAGCGCTTCTGCTCAACGTTCTAGTCCTGCTGCTGTTAAATGGGGAACAGTTAATTCTATTGTTAACAATAACCCATTATTACTAGGTACTCCATTAAGACTAGCAGGATACGCACCTAAAAAAATGTTACAAGCAGGAATCGGTACAGCTACTATTAAGTCTGGAGAACTGGTTGGAAGTATAGCAGATGTGTTTTCTGGAGAAATGAACTGGACTCAATTCTGGGATCACGCTTTAGATGCAGATTCATTTGTAGAAACTTTTGGTACAATGCTCGTTATGGGTATGCGATCAGGTGGAAGAGAAGGTAAGATTGGTTTTAAAACATTAATGAGTGATTTAAAGAATTTTGGAACTACTGCTGCTACTAGAAAATATAACGCTGCAGCTGATATGTATGGAGGACACTTACGTAAAATAAAAAACTACAGCGCTAAAAATCATGAAGGACGTAAAAGTTCTTGGACTGCAGAAGAAATCGATTTAGCTTTAAGTAAAAGAATAAAAGAAATAAATTCTAATAAAGAGTTAACTCCTTCTGAACAACAAAAAGAAATAAATAATCTTCAAGAAGTTTCTAAGTTTTTAAAATTAAAATCTGAAATAGATCAAACTCGCTATGATCAACCTAGTATGTGGGATGCTGCATATGGAGAAAAAAGTATGTCTGGGGAATTTGAAAATTTACTAGGAAGATTAGCTAAAGGAGTAGAAACAAATTATATGGATCAATTGAAATTGGGACAAATTTCTAGTTGGTCTGAAGGTGCTAATCGAAACGCTCTTATAAAAGAATTAATGGGAGCTACTGGTATGTCAGAGTTAAAAGCTAAAGAATATGTAGACTGGTGCGAGAATTTAGCTAAAGTAAATGACGCTTACGGTTTTAGAAAAGGTTCTAAAAATCAAAGAGAATTTTTTAAATTACAATCGCAAGGTTTTAAATTAGAAGTTGAATTAGAACAGTTGAAAAAATCTCATAAAAAAGGAGAAATAAATAAAGCTACATTAGATCTACAAAGTGAAATAATAAAAGAAAAACAAAAATCTTTATTAGAAAGAGAAAAAGGTTTAATAGAACTAGAAGCAAAAGAAACTAATGCTGAAATAGAAAAACTTAAAAAATCTATTACGGAAGCTGAAGTAATAGAAACTAAAGAAGGACAAACGGTTAATCAAGCTATTATAGATCTTTACGGAAAAGAAGCTGCAGAGGCTTTAGAGAATAGAGCAAAAACAAAATTTGAAAAAGACAATAGAAAAGAATTAAAAGAATTAGAAAAGCTAAAACAAAGAGAAGAAATAGATGAAATGCTTCTTGAAGAGATGGGTATTGATGTAAGGCGAAGTGATTACGGAGCACACATTGATATTAAAACAAAGGGTGGAGTTAAAACTTATACTATTGTTGATAAAGCTAAAGCTGCTAAAGCTCAAGTAAAGTTTAATGAAAATTTTGAACGTAGTAAACCTTTGTTAGCTGAAGGTAAAGATTTTTCAATTATGAGCAAGGCAAAGCGTAATACTTTATTTCATGAAATAATACATCCTTTAGTAGAAAAATCTGTTGCAACTAATCCTGAATTCGTTGGAGATTTCATTAACACATTGAAAAAAACAGGAGAATATAACGCAGTATTAGAACAATTAAAAACTCATCCTGACTATAAACCTGGTTATAAAGGATCTGAATGGTTAACTATATATGGAGAAATGGTTAAAGATGGAAAGCTTGATCCATTTGCTCAAAAGGGAGATGTAAGAACTTGGAAAAATTTAGCAAGCAAGTTAAAAGAAGTGGTTAATAAAGAAACAGCTTTTAAAGACGCTAATTTCGAAACAGGAGAAGGAGCAAGAAATTTCTTAGCTCGATTTGCTAAAGCTAAAGGAAAAGATTTTACTAAATTAAGTAAAGTTGCTAATGAAGGTATAAAAGAATATAAGAAATGGTTAGAGGGAGAAAATCCTGAACTTTCACAAACTTTAAATAAAAGTGCAGTTAAGGACGTAGAACCTGAGATGATAAAACTTTATAAAGAGAACGCTCGTGATTGGAGCGAAGGTGGGTGGAAAAAAGCTTTAGAAACCATGGAAAAAGAAGGTTTATTAGATCGTTTAATAGGAGCTAATTTACCTGTTCCGAGACCTAAAGGTTGGACGCAACGAATGGATGCTAATTTTGTTAGAAGTGTGTATAGTGAAATATCTCAATTAGTTAAAGGATTTAGTGAAGTTAAACAAACAACTAGTGGTGCTAAAGGATTTTTTGCTTATATCAATAGTTATTTAAGTAGAAAAGCTATAGATGTAAAAAGAGATATGGGAGTTTACGATCAAGGAAAAAAGTCTTTAGATCAAATGAAAGAGCAAACAGGATACGATGTTGTAGATCAATCTTCGCGTCCAGAGGAAGTATATGTTAAAGCTACATCTGAGCAAACCGCTAAAAAGTTAGGCTTAAATGAAAGTTCTATCGAACAGCTTAACAAAGATATGAAAGAATTAGACTTTCCTAAGTTAATAGAAGCGTATGAAAAACCTGCAGGTAGGAATCAAACTATATCTCCCTTTGTTAGAGAATTTAAAAAACAATTTGGAGCAAAAGGAACAGCAGCTGTAGAAAAAAGCATGGGTAAAACTAAAGCTGAATATACAGATTATGTAAGTAAAAATTTTGAAAGTATAGTTCGTGGTTTACCCATTGGTTATGTTTCAAGGAATTTTCCTTTTTTAGTTACTAAAGGAGGTAAAGAAGTTACAGGAACTACAGGTAGAGACAAGCGATGGACATCGGGCCCTAAAAGCATGAAGGTTAAAGAAAATCTTACGGAAGCAGATAAAATGAAGTTTATAGAAGCTGCTGTTCCAAGTAGATGGGGAGCAAAGAAAAAAGGATTAGCTTACCAAATTGCTGATAGTTGGGGATCTAAAAAGTTTCTAGAAACTATTGAAATGAAAAATGAGATAGAATATAAGCTAGATCAAGCAGAAAAAGATTTTAATACATCTCGTTTAGAATTAGATAACAAAGAAATAACACAAGCAGAGTTTAATAAACGTAGAGATACTTACATGAGCACAGTAAAAGAATTATTAGCTCAAGGAGAAGTTACTAGTCAATTTGGAGAAGCTTTCAAAGTTAAACAGTTAGAAGCAGGAGATTTTACTCAAAAAATTAATCAACAAATAGAAATTAGTAACTTCAGAAGATCTTCTACATTAGCAGAAGCTATTAGAGTTGAAGTAGGAACGGATGCTTCATTAGGTTTAGAAATTACAGATCGAATAAGTAGTATTTTAAAAGAAAAATTACCGTCAAAATTAATAAAAGCTGGATGGCCAGACGTTACAGAAACTGAATTAAAAAATTTAATTAAAGAAGTAACAGAGGTTGAAGGAAAAGCTATTGATCTTGGTAATGGATTTACAATTGACAATAAAATAGCTAGAGGAATGGCTAAAGACTTGTTGAATGTAGGAAAAAAAGTAATACAAGGATACAAATATTCTAAAGGAAATATTGAAAATAGAATAGAAAGAGAAGCTAAAGATTTACAAGGAGATATTGAAAAAATAAAAGCAGAAGAAATAGCAGATTTTGAAGTCCAAAAAATGTTAGATAGAGGATTAGAAGTAAGTGAATCTGCTAAGTTACAAAAACAGTTAGATATTAATATCTCAGCTAAAGAAAAAGCTATTGAAAGAGCTAATGAGGGAGTAGAGCATACTATGAAGTATTTGAATAAAAAACTTAAAGATTCAACTGATCCTGTAAAAACTGTTATTAATTATTTAAAATATAATACTAATCATTTAGTAAGTGCTGGTGGTGCTAGAGGAAAAAGAGGACAATTTTTTGGAGGGAAACCAGATTTATTTGAAACAATGAAGCCTATTCTAAAAGAATATGGAATAGATTTAGAATACCAAGTATATAAAAAAGGACACCCTAAAGAAGGAAGTTTAAAACCTGGATCTTTAAAAATTAATGGTAAAGAGGTTAAAGCAGATTTACAAACTAAAGGACAAAATCCTAAAAGTTTGAAATGGTTAATGGAATATGCTACAGAAATGGAAGCGGATCCTAATTGGGCAAAAAATAATCCAGAAAAATTTAAAAGGTTAGAAAAAGAAATAAAAGAAAGAGAGATTGAAGCTAATGAATTTCAAAAAAATGTATTAGATGAAATGATTGAAGATTTCAAAGATTTTAAAAAGGGTGAAATAGATAAAGAATTGTTATTTTTAAAGTTAAATAGTTATAATACTAATATGACTACTCATCTAAGATCATCAGCTAACTTAACTGACGTTATGATTCCGCTTAAAGGTGATAGATTAAAGAACCTTACTGTAGAACATAAAAGAGCAGCTGATCCATTGTTAAGAGAACTTACTGCTATTTTAAATAATAAAGGATCATGGATAGGCAGTGGAAAAACTTTACGACTCAAGAAATCTGCTAAAGACATGTTAAACAAAGCTTTTGATAATTATGAAACTGCTTTGATAGAGACTTATGAAAAAGGAGAAACTAAAACACTAGATAAGCTGTTAGAAGATCAATATAAAACTGATAAAGCATTTCAAGTAATTAAAGGAGGAGAAAGATATGGGCGTGCGTTTAATTTAGCTACATATGGAGATCCTAGAGCGCGCGCTATGTTGAATCTAAAAGATTATATTAAAACTAAAGATTACGAAGCTTCAAAGTATGGAAAAGAACATGAGATAGCAGCTAAAATAGCTAGAAACGAAAAGGTTACTGCGGCAGATAGAAAAGTAGTAGAAAACATTGGGCTTTGGAATAGATCTTCTACTAAAGGTAAAACTAAACAAGAGTTAATAGATATAACTAAAACAGCTGATAAAGCGTTAGAAAAAGGAAGAGAAATTAACTCGAAGAAAAAGAAAGCAAGAATATTTGATTTTGATGATACAGTAGCTAGAACTAATAGTAAAGTGTTTGCTACTAAAGGTGGAGAAAAGAAAATACTAACTGCAGAAGAATTTGCTAAAGAAGGAGAACGTTTAGTTGAAGAAGGTTGGAAAATGGATTTTTCGGATTTTAATAAAGTTGTAGAAGGAAAAAAGGGACCGTTATTTGATTTAATGAAGAAAATGAAAGAATCACCTGGAGATAGAGATATGTTTATTCTTACAGCAAGAGCTCCAGAATCTGCAACTGCTATTCATGAGTTTTTAAAAGCGATGGGTATTGATATTCCATTAGAAAACATAAAAGGACTAGGTAATTCTACAGGTGAAGCTAAAGCAGAGTGGATCGTGGATAAAGCTGCTGAGGGATATAATGATTTTTATTTCGCAGATGATGCTATTCAAAATGTAGAAGCTGTTAAAAAAGCCTTAGAACCTATTGATGTTAAATCAAAAGTACAACAAGCAAGATTTAATAGAAGTTCTGAAAACTTAGATATGATGTTTAATAAGATCATTGAAAATAAAACAGGTATTGAATGGCAGAAAGAATTTTCTAGTGCTAAAGCTAAAGTAAGAGGAAAAGAAAATCAAAAAAGAAAGTTTTGGATTCCACCATCAGCAGAAGATTTTACAGGATTAATGGATTTTACTTTAGGAAAAGGAAAAGTAGGGGAACAGCAAAGAGAATTTTATAATGAAACTTTATATAAACCTTACTCTAGAGGAATAAACAGTTTAGCTACTGAAAGAGTTAATATGATGGGAGATTTTAAAGCAATTAAAAATCAACTTAAAGTTCCTAAAGATTTAAGGAAAAAAACTAAATCAGGTTTTACTAAAGAACAAGCTGTAAGGGTTTATTTATGGAACAAAACAGGTCAAAAAATTCCCGGTCTTTCTAAAACAGACTTAGCAGAATTAAACACAATAATAGAAAGCGATGGTAAACTTCACGCTTTTGCTGAATCTATTTTACAATTAACAAAAGGTGATGGCTATAATAAACCTGGACAACACTGGTTAAGTGGAACAATTACTACAGATTTGATTGATGTTTTAAGTACAACAAAACGTAGTAAATATTTGCAAGAGTGGAGAGATAATGTTGATGTTATTTTTTCAGAAAAAAACATGAACAAATTAGAAGCGGCATATGGTCCTAAGTATAGGGAAGCTTTAGAAAATATGTTAACTAGAATGAAGTCTGGTAAAAATAGAACTGAAACCGGTAATAGATTAGGTAATCAAGTATTAGATTATATTAACAACGCACAAGGAACTATTATGTTCCTCAACATGAGATCAGCTATACTGCAAACTATATCTTCTGCTAACTTTATAAATATAGGTTTTAATAATCCTTTAAAAGCTGGTAAAGCGTTTGCTAACCAACCTCAATATTGGAAGGATTTTATGGAGTTAATGAATTCTGACTATTTAGTAGATAGGAGAAATGGTTTGAAAATGAACATATCAGAAAGTGAAATAGCAGATGCAGCTGCTACTAGCTCTAACAAAGCTAAAGCCGCTGTTAACTATATTCTTGAAAAAGGTTATGCTCCTACTAGATTTGCAGATAGTTTTGCTATAGCATCAGGTGGAGCTACGTGGTATAGAAATAGAATAAATGATCTGATGAAGAAAGAAGGTTTATCAGAAGAAGCTGCTAAAGCAAAGGCTTATGAAGAGTTTATGGAAATATCTGAAAAGTCTCAACAATCTTCTGATCCTAGTAAAATATCTATGCAACAAGCAAGTGATGTAGGTAGAATATTTTTACAATTTGTTAACACACCTATGCAATATGCTAGATTACAAAAAGCAGCATTTAAAGATATAGTAAACAAAAGGGGAGATTGGAAAAGTAATGTAAGTAAAATTGTATATTATGGAATAGTTCAAAATCTTTGGTTTAACATGATGCAACAAGGCGCTTTTGCCTTAGGTTTTGGGGATGAAGCAACTGAAGAAGACGTTGAGGAAAAAGGATGGGATACTGCTAATGGTGCTGTTGATTCTATATTAAGAGGACTTGGCTTAGGTGGAATGACTGTGTCTGTATTGAAAAACTTTGTAATGGACATTGCAGAGAGATCACAAAGAGAACGACCAGAATATTCTGATGCTTGGGAAACTTTATTAGAATTTTCACCTGCTTTAAAAAGCAAATTGAAAAAAATTAAATCTGCAGGTCGTCCTTTTGATAGTAAAAAAGGAAGACAAGCTATAATGGATAAAGGATTTAGTTTAGATAATCCAGCCTTTGAATCATTTGCTAAAGTATTTTCAGCTACTACAAACGTACCTTTAGATAGAGTTTTACAAAAAATAGAAAACTTACAAGGAGCTGCAAATAGCGAAAATGAAACATGGATGAGAGTAGCTATGTTTTTAGGTTGGCCAGAATGGCAATTACAAACTAAAGACCAAAAAGATAAAAGTAGAAAAGGAGAAGATCCTAGTTTGTATAATAAAGCTCAACAGGTAGATATTCTAAAACAACATGGTTATAGTGATGAAGAGATAAAAGCAATGGAAGATAAAGAAACTAGAACTAATGCTATTTTAGATAAGCAAGAAGAGAGTGGAAAAGTTTATACTACAAAAATAGGAACTGGTCCTTTAAAAGCTAGTCCTATGAGATATAGTCAATATCAATTAGATTCATTAGAATATACTAAACTTAATAAACCAAAACAAGTTGAAATGTTAGATAGCTTAGGTTTATCTAAAAAAGAAATACGAGCTTTAAAATATGAAGCCGATAGAGTTGAAAAGTTATTAGAGTTAATGAAAGATGACTAAGATTACTGAACAAACAGAAGTGAAACTAGATTTAAAAGGTATAATTAAAATTGTAGTTTTAACAGCGACTTTTGTAGGTATGTATTATACTTTACAATCAGATATAGAAGAAGCTAAAAAAATGCCTCCAGCAGTTATAGATAGAATTGAATATGATCTAAAACAGCAATGGCAAACTCAACACATCGAAAAACTAGAAGAAAAGGTAGATGAAATATTATTTTGGTGTAGAGAAGTAGATAAAGAAGTATACAAAAATAAAAAGAAATAACATGGCTTTTGAAATGAAACCCGATCCACCATTGACTAATGGAGATTTTAAAAGTAAAATTGAAAGAGTAAAAACTGCAACTAAAAAATATTTAGATGAAGTTAAGAAACAAAAAATTGATTTGTTTAAAGTAAGTTTATTCGGAGAAGGTAGTGGAAAAGGTTTGGATTTAAGTAAGACTATTAGTTATAATCCTGCTGAAAAAGAAGCTGTTAAGAAAATACAAAATGCAACTCAAAGAATAAATACAGCTAGAAAAAAAATAAATAAAAAATAATGAAACATTTACTAACTTTAATATCTACTTTACTTATTATATTGGGCTACTCTCAATGTGATAACGGTACTAATTATTATCCTAGCACTATATATACTCCAACTGATAATACTTGGGGTTCTGCTACTAGTTTTAATTACGCAGGTGAAGTTATTAGAGTTAATGTAATTGATGGAGATGAGTATCAATTTTCCACATGTGATGGATTTGGAGGAGTTTTAGCTTCGTATGATACACAACTTACATTGATAGATGAATCAGGTGTTGTCGTAGGATTTAACGACGACTATACAGGTTGTACAGGATTTACATCGTATATAAAATATACACCAACTTATAGTGGAGTTTTATATGTACACTTAAATGAATATAATTGTGCCACTAACTCTACGTCAACAGAAGTAATGATTTATAAAACACCTGCTACTACTGGCGGAAGCGGTGGAGGTTCTACTAATGAAATTACAATTGGAGATCCTAACTCTACATTAGATGATGGTAGAGTTCCTGCTTATGGATATTATGATTATAGTTGGAGCGCATCTATTTATACAGCAGCAGAGCTTGGTGGTATTCCTTTAAACATAGAAAAGATTAGTTGGAATGTTACTAATGGAGCTTCAATGACCATGAACAACCAAGAAATCTGGATGGCAATGACTATGGATGAAGAGTTTATGGATGGAACCATGCCTGAAGACGGGGCTGGTCCTTGGACAGATTGGAAATTAGTATATGACGGAACTATAGATTTTAGATCTGGTTGGAATGAAGTAATGTTGCAAGGTTTATACGGTTATGATGGTATACAGAATTTAATAGTTAAAGTAGTTAATAATCACGGATCATGGGCTTCAACTTACCCTGAATTTCAATACACAACTAAGTCAAATTCTGTAGTATATAATTATGATGATGGAGTTTTTCCTGGACCTATAGGTTATAGAAATTCTATTAGACCTAATACTTTATTTGGATGGCAAGGTGGAGGAACAGCTTTACCTATAGATCTTATATCATTTACAGGAGAAGTATTAGGTGGTAGTGTTCATCCAATTGTTTTAATTAGATGGACAACTTTGTCTCAAGTAAATAATGATTATTTTGAAATACAAAGAAGTATTGATGCTGAACAATGGAAGACAGTTGAAACTGTGACAGGAGCTGGGAATAGTAATAGCCAAATGTCATACTCTATAATTGATGACAACCCAATTAAAGGAATTTCTTATTATCGTCTGAAACAGACTGATTATGATGGACAACACGAATCATTTCATCCTATATCGATCTCAATCAGTTCAGAAGAAAAAATAATAGATAAGATCATAAACTTCGCAGGACAAGAGGTAAATGAATATTACAAAGGTATGGTATTAGAAGTATACCAAGATGGAACGTATGTAAAAAAATATTATGAATAATGGCAACAAAAAGAGGTAAAAAGAAAATGAAAAACCCATGCTGGAAAGGTTACGAAGCCATAGGCATGAAGAAAAAAGGTGGTAGAAAAGTTCCTAACTGTGTGCCTATTAAAAAGAAAAAATAATGGATGATGCTAGTTATGAAAAGTCTAATCGCAAAATGCGAGCAGAACATAAAAGAGAAACTGGAAAGACTTTAGGTAAAAGACTTACAACTGGTAAGAATAAACGTAGGGTTTCATTTGCTTGTAGATTTGCTGGTATGAAAGGGCCTATGAAGAAACCTAATGGTGAACCAACTAGAAAAGCTAGGGCTTTAAAAAAGTGGGGTTTTGAAAGTGTAGAATCTGCTCGGAAGTTTTGTAGTAATAATAAAGAAAAATAAAAGGAACACGATAAAATGGGCACCATACCCAAAGTTCCTGTAACCAAAAAAGGGGATCTCAAAACGAGGTCCCCTTTTTAATTTGACTAAATTTATATTATTTAATCTCACAAGCACCACCAGCGCAAGCTAGTTCACCTGATAAATCTGTGTTATCTTCTGTTTCTGTTATGTTTGATAAGTCAACTTGCTTTAACGATTGCATCAACTCTTGATATTTGTTTGGATCTATATCCTCAAATGGAGCTTGAGTATACGTTCCACCATCATAAGGTAACACCGATAAACCATTATAGTATTCTCTATTATCCCACATCCATTCTCCTGCATCTAACCATTCTTCAGGTTTTAAACTAATTGTAGCAGAAACGTTATGAGTATTAGATCCTTTTCTATGGCCCGGTTTAACCCATTCAGTTGCTATCTTTTTAACTCTATTTAAAAGATCAAATGGAGATTCAGTTCTAAGTATTGAACCTTCAGGAGCTTTCTGTGGTATAGATATTACAGCAGTATCGTGAGGTCGAAAATACTCGTCTTCAATTAACTCAGGATGATGTTCAGCTAAGTATTTATACATTGATTCGTTCTTTCCAACTCTGATCCTACGGATGTAATAATCATTATGCCACGCATGAATACCAGATGAAGTTCCTAATGCCAGAGATGTCGTCCCAGCAGGCTTCACAGTTGTACATCGCGCGGCTTTATTAATTCCAATCAGCTTCGCGACTCTTGTGTTTTCTCTTTTTACAAGTTGAGCGGCTTTCTCCATGTCGTATCCTAATACCGTGCCACTCCCTATCCCCGTCATACTCACTCCAATCAGAGCGTCTTTTTCGGTTGTTTCTTGCCATATCTCTCTTAAATAATGGAAGTCAGTGTAACCAGCTTGTAACGTTCCAATAAACGCCGCAGCTTTTACTCTTTCGTTTAGATCATCTTGTGATTCAAGATCTGAAACATTAACTTCACATAAGTTACAAAATTGATAAGGTCGTAATGCTATTTCACAGCAGGGATTTGTACCCCAATCCTTATCATTGTTAAAATAAATTCCGGGTTCTCCGGCTCCACTTTTTTCAACACGTTCCCATAAATTCATAAAGTAATCTTTAGTAATTTTATGTCGCATTAAAACAGCAGAGTTATTTGATCTACCTCTTTGTGGGTTTGTTTCCCACCAGTTTCCAGATTTACAAGCAATCATTTCATGATCATCTGCAGAAAATAAAGATATTAAGGCAGCACGTCTAATACCACCTGCTAATACAGCATCAGCTATGTGACATATAATGTCATGAACTTCTACTGTTGTTAATTGATCTCCATCCTCTTTAGCTTGTAATATACCTTTAAGTTTAACTAAACATTCTTTTAAAGGCTGTGGGCCAGGAGCTTTACCTCCTGACGTCACTAGCTGAGCACCTTTAGGTCTTATATCCGAGTAATCGAAACTAATTCTAGACGATCTTCGATCACCCATATAAGACTTCATTAATACTTTAATCGCGTCAGCCCAACCTTCAATTGAATCACCAATTAAAAACCTTCTCCTACGTTTTTCATAAGGTTTGTTTATAGGAGGTAATTTACTAACATGGTGTTTTTGAACAGAATACCCTACGCCAGTTCCTCCAAGTAACAAAAACATTGTTTCATGGAATGAATCTACATGGTCAATAGGGAGATAAGCGCAGTTGTATACTCTGTTAGGAGATATCTCAATCGGTTTACCACCGAACTGAAGACTACGCATACTTGGTAAAACCTTCTTTTCATATACTAACTTATAAACTTCTTCTATTTGGTCTTTTAAGTCTGGATACTTTTTAATATGCATTTGTTTGTTCCTTGTTACTAACTCATCCCAAGTTTCCCTGCGATTTAGTTCTGGAATATACTTTGCATATTTCATATATACTGTAATATTAGATAAGATTTCACTTGCTAGTTCCATTCTTTTCAGCTTTCTTTTTTTCTTCTACATTTTCCTCCATCTTCTTTTTTAATTTATCGATGGCGTCTTGGTAACCAGGCATTAACTTTAAAGTTTCTAAAGTACCTACACCAAGTTCTCTAAGATGAGTTGTTTCATTGATTAAATGTTGTAAAATTCTAGTCATAGAATCAATTTTATTTTTCATCTCTATTAATGTCTGTTCTTTCATTATATATATCTATACACAAATCAATTAAGGGTAAGTAAAACACATGGGAGGTTTTTCCGCCAATTTGGCTTCCATAGGTTCTCATTCCAATTAATATTCCTGGATAAAAACCTATACTTAAGTCCCAATTTCTCATTTATATTGTTTTTCAAATTCTATTAATTCTCTATATTTCAAATATCCTTTTTGCTCAATACTCCATTTAACAAATTTATCAACTTGTCTGTTTTTGTATTGCATACGCGCTATTGCTGCGCTTTGTTTAGGATGAGGTTTATAGTTGCGTCGCACTCTTTTTGATTTTGTGGTTTATAAATTGTGTAACCAGGCAAAAACATTTCGACATATCTTTTAAATAGTTTCCATCTGATCGGAAAAGATTCGTTAGGTCTACCTTTACATTCAATTATAAAGTTTTTACCTACGAAATCTGGAGTATATTTTATTCCTAAAATATTTTTGTTTCCTCTATTTTTATATTCGCCTTTGCTATTTGCACATCTCTCATATACATCACTTTGAAATTTAAAAGCATGTATTAGTTCATACGTTTCTCCTTCGTATTTAGCTTGTATTTTAGCAGCTTTTAATGCTTTATACATATAAGCTTCTAAACCCGAAGAGAAAGAAAGACCATCAACGACGGTCTTCTTTGCTCTGACAGGTCCTTTTTTCTTCTTTTTACCCCGCCACATCTGTCACGTAATAAGGTAAACCTGGATTTAAACTGCCTGAGCTAGCCTCTTGTAACTCTTCTTTAGCAGCTTGAATATATAATATTGCATCCATTAACTCCTCTTGAACATCGTTAAGATATCCTGTTAGATCTTTATGTCCACCAGTTCTTTCGTCATGTAATGTTTTACCATACTTAGCAAAACCAACATCTGATCTTGATACAAATTTATCTACTACTCTTTCGACTACTGGGTCTCTAAATTTAATTGTTTTCTCTGTCATCTTTATCACTTTTAATCCATATAAATATCGCAAACAATCCTAGTAAAAACATTGCTCCGAACATTAAATACACTTGTGTAAACGCTGCTAACGAATCATCCATTTTTGACAAATGTTCCGTTAACCATTTTACCTTTACGGTTCTTGATCTCATCGTAAGCAGCATCAATACAAGTTTCAATTGATGTTCCACCTAACATAGCCATATTAGTTAATACAACTACCATATCACCAATAGCATCTACAAACTCAGCTTGGTTGTCTTTAAGTACAGCTCTACCTAATTCGCCAGCTTCTTCCATCAGTTTACAGAACTGAGTTTTAGTATCACCTTTATCATACAATCCTCTTTCTTCGGCCCAATCTCTGATCTTTTGAAACCTATCAGTTTCTTTAACTTCTAAGTCTTGATAAGTTTCACGTGTATTAACAGCTCTTGAATGTGATATTAATTCTGCCTTCATTGCTTCTATATGTTCTAACGCTTTATCAGCAGCTTCCTTAGCATTGACCTTGGCTTGTTTAAGGTTTTTGTTAACGAACTTTTCAAAGAAAGCTTTGTTATAAATATAGCTACGCTTAGCATCATACATTGATGTTTGAGCGTTATTGACAATCCAATCAACTGTCTCTCTGTCTAACTCGAACTTACCAAAAACAGTTTCCCATGTTTTACCCATGTTATCCATTAAATTACCTTTAAGTTTGTTTAAAGGATAAGGAAACGTTGATGTCATTTCTGTCGCATTTATCTTCATCTTTTTACCTAAGTTTTTATATTCTACTCTGTCAATCTTATAGCCATAAGACTGTTGAAGTTCTATCTCACGTTTTGATATATAATCTATATCTGTACTATGATCAAGAACTTCATATTCGTCTGGAAAATATCCCTGTTGTTTTGTTACCCTATTATTAAGATCACGTGTCACACCGATCTTTTTACCCGGGATGTGGTATAAATAATACATTATTTTATCCATAATAATTTGCCTTCCTTTGTAGTAAGCCATTCTTGTTTAAATCTCTCTCATACAAATGTAAATTGTGTGCAAAGTGGAAATACGAACCGATCTCATATCCTGTCCTCTCTGCAACAACCTTCATCAGTTCTGAAAAACAGTATTGATCGTTACAGAAACCGAACCAGAGATCATTAGATCGCATCGTCACGCACATATTCAGTTTATTATTTACAACTGTAAATTGAACTGCGTATGTACATGGAGTATCGTACCTGTATCTGTGTATCTCTTTACCATCGTAAATTGATATTGCAGCTTTTCTAGTATTAGGATTATCTTTGAGTTGTTGTACAACTTTATCTAGTTGATAACCTCTTTCCCATTGATAACCGTAATT